GCAAGTAATCTCCTGCACCAGAACCAGCATCAGCAGGAACTGCTTCAATCATAGCTGTTTCTAAATAATCTTCAAAACGAAGTCTTGTATCGTGTTCAGATTTTAAGTACCATAAAAATCCAGATGCACCATTTTCAGATGTAACTTCAATCCATCCAATTTGAGCCATGTCAGAACCAGAAACAGAATACTTGTCTTTGATAATGATTGGTTTGTTTTGGAAAATAAAATCATCAGACTCATTAGATCCAACCATTCCGTTTACACCTTTTGCAAATTCAGAACCATAGATAAAAATATCACATGATACACCTGCCGCCATTGTTTGACCTGCACCTTCGTAGTAAGCGATTGTTACAACATTAGGAGCAGCTGCCGTTGGAGCTACAGTAATAATACCTTTGTTCTGTAATGTAGAACCAGCAGTATTATCTGAAACCATAACCGTTTGACCTGCTCTAAAAGCTGCTTGCGTATTATTTAACGCTGGGTTAAAGTTTGTTAGGTTATTTGGAATAGTCCAAACAGCCGAATCAACACCTGCCGCACCAGCAGAAGTAACTGCCTGATATTTAGTGTGTAATCTTCCTTGTTCTGCCCATTTGATAAGGTCAGAATTAGAAGGCATTTCAGCGCCAACCATTCTTAAAAATGATGCTACTGATCTGTTTCCATAACGCTCAAATTCTTTTTCATAAGTATCTGGAAGATACTGATTTAAGAAATCAAAGTTGTTTATGTAATTTGTTGATAAAGGAGTTTGCTGCGCACTTGGCTGCAAGTCAAATCCTGGAGTTACATTTACTGCCATAATTTTAATTTTTTTTAATGTTTAACTTTTTTTAATACTTCTAATTTTGAGTCCTCGTCCGTTATCATTACTTGGATTTACAGGCCTTATAGATATACCATTTTTGGATACCGTTTGTGATTGCTGTCTAACATCCATATTGATGTTTTTAGATTTCCTGTTAGAGTTATCTAAAGCTGAAGCAACCCCCTGGTCGTAAAAGTGTTTAGCAAATTTATCAGGATTCATAGCAACCGATAAGGCTTTATGGTATCCTGTCGCGTCATCAATTAAACCATCCTTGTCCATGAATTTGTTAATGAAATTATTAACATCAGATTGAACATTTTTAAGCTCGCTTGCATCGCCCGACTTAAAAGTAATATTTTTTTCACCAACTGAGAAATCAAAACCTTTGAATTCATTGTTAAAAACCGACTCGGTTTTGTCTAAGAAATAATCATACCTTTTAGAATTTTGCTCTGTAATACTTTTCGATTCCTCGATTGACTTTTTGTAAGCTATTAAATTTTCTTCTTGATCTCCAGATAATCCATTCCCACTTGACTCAAGAGGAATTTTGTATTTATCTTTTTGTTCATTTAAAAACGTCTTAGCTTTCGCAAGTTCTCTTTTTTTCGCTAATTTTACTTTTCTAACATCCTTTTCATCATCTAAATCTTCATCATATGAAAATTTATCTTCAATAATATCTTGGATATCTTCCGAGTCTAAACCTTCTTCAGTCGCCTCGTAATAATTAGCAAGCACAGCATTGTCTTCCATGTTATCAATGTCTTTTTGTAATTCGTAAAAGTCATTAATACCACGACCAGTTTCCTGCTTGTACTTTAAATACTTAGACACATCTTCTGGTAACTCAGTATTTGCCTCTTTTTCCGCAAATAATTCGTCAATAGAATTAATGTCTTTATCGTATCTTTTCTTTATATATGAAATAACATCATCATCATTAAATTCTGGCGATGCTGTTTCATCTTTTTTAATTTCATCTGTTTTACCCTCGTCAACTATTGTTTCTGTGGTAGATGAATTTTCTTTGTTCCTAAAATCAATACGTTCAATTCCGTCTGAAGAATCTTTATACTGCTCTTCATGTTCTTTTAATAAAGTTTCCTCTACCTGCGCTCTTGATTTCTCTTCGACATTTACGTCAACTGCTTTTACTATCATTTGATTTGATTTTTAAGTTTATTATTACATGTTTTTATTATGTCATCCTTATTTTAACATTATTATTGTCTCTGTATAATCCACCAATCGGCACACCACCAGCAGCGGCAGTTGTGTCGTTTGCAAAACTTGAACTACTTTGTAATGCCGGTAAAACAGTAATACCATTCTTTAATATAGAAAATGCTGTGCTTTTAGAGGCGTCTGTATCTCCGTTACCTATAGTAAACAACCTATCTGTTACAACCCAAGAACCAGGAGTCGGAGTGGTAGCTGCGTCTGACGCAAATGTACCCATTATAGTCTCCTTGTAAGCTTGACTCGTTAATCCCTCACCAATAGTTATTGAACCAAGAGTTGCTGAAGTATTATCTTTACCAATTGCTATAGAAATATTTCCACTTGCTGTTGTGTCTTGTCCCATTGCTGTAGAATAATCTCCAGTTGCGTTTGTGTCTCTTCCCATTGCTGTAGAATAAGATCCATCTGCTGTTGTGTTTCTTCCCATTGCTGTAGACCAAGATCCACTAGCCACTGATCCGCTACCCATTGCTGTAGAGAAAGGAGATGTTGCTTCTGTAAACCATCCAAAAGCTGTAGAACCTTGAGAAGTCGCTTGTGTTGTATTTCCAGCAGCAAAAGAATAAGAAGAAGTCGCTTGTGTTGACTTACCTAAAGCAGTAGAACCTAATCCACTTGCAGTGCTACTTTCTCCCATTGCCGTAGAATAATTACCACTTGCTGTAGTAGAATAACCTAGAGCTACAGATACACTACCAGTTGATGCGTTTGCAGACCCTATAGCTATTGAAGCTTCGCCATCCGCAGTCATAGACCCTGTCGCACCTATTATAACTGAGTCATTTCCAACGCCTTTCTTTATAGGTCCATCGGTTAGTGTTGTAGAAGACCCAGAGCCTGACCACACAGAAAGTGTTCCTCCTGTGCCTGTTCCAACACTAGGGGATGGAATATTTAAAACCCCACTTACTAAAGTAGATAATCCTGATCCTGTTGTCGTTAGACTTGTAAAAGGAATTACCGGTGTAGGTATATTTAACACACCAACAATCAAAGTAGCTGCCGAGCCTGAAGACCCTGTTGTTGTTAAGCTAGTGACGGAGCCACCTCCCACACTGTCTTCAATGTCCTGCATTGTAAAGACTTCTCTGTCTGAGTTTGCTTGAGCCGATCCTTTATTCGTAGTGTCTACGTGTGCTGAAACTGTATGAAATTTTTGTCCTGCTGGTATAGTTGCCATTTTTATTATTTTTTACAAAGTTAATATTTATTTTATTATTTATCTAGGGTCAAATTCCGCAAGATCAAAACCATCAAGACTATCTTCATTAGACTCAAAGTTTATTGAAGGCAAATCTCTTTTTTTCTGCTCAATCATTTTTGAAGTCTGTGTTGACTGTTGATTAATTCTATTACTCTTAGCGTTTTCCCTATTGTCTTCTCTAGACTGAATACTTTCTTGTTCTACTCCTTTTAATGACATCTGCATTTCAAATTCAGTCTGCATTAACTGTTGTTTTAATTGAGCTTCCATCTGTAATTTCTGAATATCAAAAGCAACCTCTGCTTCTTTTACAGCAATCTTAGACTGTGTTTCTGCCTGATTTGTTTGCATAGCTAACTGAGCAGCAGCCTGTTGAGCTTGCATTTGCATTTGCGCTTGCATTTGCTGTTGCTGCATTTGCTGTTGTTGTTCAGCTTTTTGTTTAGCCTTTCTTTTTACTTTAAGTAATTGATTAGCCATTTTTAAATTAGCAATCTCCCTTATATCAATAGCATCTTCAAGATTAATATCTTGCTTTGAAAGAGCCATCTGTATGTTTTGCTCTAGCATAGCCTTTTCCTCTTCATCCGGAGCCATCTCTATAAAAATTCCAAAGTCATAAAGATATAATTCTTTAATATCTTCGAGTATACCTAAATTGTATTTACCTATCTGCATTGCAAACTCATCTTTAAAATCTGCGTATTCTAAAATATCAGCAGTTCTAATAGATAAACATTCAGCTAGAGTTCTAGTAATATATAAACTTGCATTTAAAATATGCCTAGTAGCTACGTTAGAATTTAATGCCGCTAATTTCTGAACACCAACTAAAGAATTAGGGTCAGGACTTGATCCATCTCTAGCTTCATTTAAGCCTGTTACAGACCTAATCATATCCATGTAATGGTTATAGTTGCCAATAAGCATTTGCATCTTACTAGCGCCACTACTTGCAGTTAATTGAGTGATTGGAACCTTCGCGTTATTGTACTCACCGTCCTGAGTATAACTTCTTCCTATTACACTACCAGTTTGGAAATACAAACGTAGTGCGTCTTCTGGATTATAAGCTTGACCATTTCCTAAATCAACTTCATTTAATCCATCAGCATCAATAAACACACCATCTGGAACAACTCTTGAAACTACTTGTTGAATTTTTAAATGAGTCATCTGAATTAAATCAGCAAACGGAATCATTCTTTTAACCAAAGATTCTAAAGCCCCTTTATACATTTTAGGCGCACACGCTACGTAATTAGGGAAAGCGTATTGACTTGCTGATTTTGGTCTAACCATATTTTCTCCAAGTTTCCATTGAAGCATAATGTTAGTTCCCATAACCATAATCCCATCATACCAAACATCAATAGTTTTAGATACCTTTTCAAAACCTTGTTCTTCCATCATTTCTGGTGGAGGATTAAAACTTTCGTCTCTTTCGGACATTTTAAATGTTCCGTCAGGCATTGTTTTCTTTTTATAAACAAAAGTATGTGTTGTCTTATAGTTGAAATAAAGCAATGTTGCGGTATCCCTAGAAAACATATTATTTTCGTAATGTTCTGCTGTATTGTAATAATCATACCAAGACTGACTATACTTAGAAATCTCTGACAAATCATCGTTTGTAAGAGTAGGGTCTATTTTAATAAGTTCAGTAATCGGTACTGTTTTAATTTCTCCCCAGTAAAAACAATCTTTTAAGTAAGGGTCTTCAGTATAACTGTAAACCGCATTGGCAGGATCAACATAATCAATTTTAACTCCGTCTCCAGGTAAAAACATATGCCTACCAATACCAATACCAAGCGTAGTAATGTCAAGGTCAATTCTTTTTCTAATGTCGTTATAATGATTTGCAGCAAACTGAGTATCAATAGCTTCTTCTTCGGCTATTTCAATTGCTGGCTTATATTTCATCTGCATGTAAAGCTCTAGTTCTTGATCATTTTCAGGAAGTTCTGCTTCATCTGATTGGAACACATCAATGCCAAAATCTGATTGTATTTGTTTTAACAAAGGCTTCGCAATCATATCGCCTTCAATAATCTCTTGGAATTGATTTCTTTTTTCAGCAGAAAGTGCATCTTGAGCAGTAGCTTTTACTTTAAACAACCTGTCATTCATTCCGTTGACAACAATGTCTACAAATTTTGGAATAATAGGAACTGGAGTCCAGTCTAAATTTAAATGACTTAAATCACCGTCAATTGCTAATTCATTTTTATATTTACCAATTGATTGCTCACCTCTTGCGTATAACCTTAAACGATTAAATTCACCTCTTTGATTATAAAACCTACAAGAACCGCTGTCTTGCCTGAACCATTCGTACTGTATTGATTGTCCAATTTGTAACCCATACTCCATAGAATCTTTAACAGAATCGGAAGCAAACTGGTCTGGGAACGCAGCTGAGTTAACTTGTATTTTTACGTCTTTCATTTATTTAAGTAATTGACTAACTGAGTTGGTGTTATTATATCTAGCAAAGTTAACGCTTATTTTCGATTTTTCTTTAGCCGGAGTATACAGGTGTTTTTGATTAGCCATAATTGCTAAACCAGAACTAATAGAAGCATCAAATTTAGTTCGATTATTTATATCAAACTTTGCCCAATCTTCTAACGTGTTCTGAAAATACATTATTCCCATATCATCACTATCCCTATAGTTACCAACTAAATCCAATCCTACGTGTTTTTCAATATATGACTCTATTGCAGAAGCGTGTGACTGCTTGACGTCTTCACTTGAATTGGGAATTCCTCCTAATTCTTTTTCTGTTTTAGATAACTTATTAAACGTTTTATCTGGACGATTTATACTGTATCCACGATAACCCCTATTTTTAAAATGATACAACAAACGAGGTTTGTTATTTTCACACAAAATAGGCATACCAAAAAAAACACACGCCATTAATACTTCTTCAAAAAATATTTCAGCCGTTTGAGGCCTTGCTATGTATTCTAAAAAAAACTCATTACTTGGCGCGTTATCCATATTAAATTTAGTCATGCCGGACAAAGCACCGTTAGATCCTTTTCCTACAACCACTCCTGATATATCATATGAATCACATCCAAAAGAACCAATGTGTTCGTTCCCTGGATATTTTTTACCATTTTTAATAATTACATTATTTTGTAATGCGTTTTCTGGTAACCAAGTTACAAAAAATCTTCCTCTTTTATCAGGGGTCCAAATAACCCTAGTATCTTTTACTCCATTATGCCAAGAAAATGAACCCTGAGTCATGTGCTGGCCCATTATTAAAGTATCATTGTAGTCTATTTGTTGGTATATTTTTGTAAGATTAAACAAAGACTGCTTGCTTTCATCTCTAAATGCGTGAGACTCAGTTCTTGGAAACTGTCTGTAGAATTCATTTAAAGCATCTGGATCACTA